TTCAGAATACTCTGAACGATGCTGCTTTAATGGTCAGTAACGAGATGCCGGCATACGACAATAACTTTGATATCGTCAAGCGTTCGGAGGTCCACCAGACAGTCGACTATACCGGTGGCCTCTCGAGGATAGAGCAGGCGATCACAGCTTCCGTCTCCGGTAATACCGGTCTGGAAGGTTTGACCATCGTTGCTCCCATATATCTCGGAGGAGAGCTCCTCGATACTGTTGTCCTGGATTCTCTCGACAGATCAAACTACCGCTCAGGAGGTCATTGATATGCTCGGAAATTACCTCAAATTCAATGATGTGATCTTCCCGAATCCCATCAGTCCAAGCAAGAATTCTAAAACCTTGGAGAATGTTTCGCAGAGCGAATCGGGAACGGATCTGGTCACTGTAATAAGACCATCAAAACAGATATGGAATTTCAGCTTCAATCTGACTCCGGCAAAGAAGAATCTTCTTCAGGAGATCTGCGAAGAGGAAAGCACATCGATGTTTTACCAAGGGAAGACTTATACAGTGAGAGTCAGAGATTACTCGGAGCAGCTCGTCGAAGGATCCGAATGGCTGTCAGCTGTTGACGGCCTTTTCAGCTGCTCAGTAAAAGTAACGGAGTTCTAAAAGATGTATCAAATTTCAGAAGCTTACAGAGCAAAGATGCTCGATCAGATACAGACTCACCGTCTGACAGGAGTTCTCGATGATACAATCACCTTCACCGGTGATGATGTCGTCGGAGTTTCTGCTAACTTCCAGGCATCAGACAAGAAGGTCAATATCGGAGGAGTATATACCAGCAGTCTGAAATTAACCTTCTTAAAAGACTTCCTTGATCGTGGAAGTTACTTCCGCAAGAAAATAACCATCTCCGACGGGCTCATCGTTGGCCATGAGAATGATGAGCCTGTTTGGGAAGATGTACCGGTAGGAACCTTCTATATCAACGAAGCAGTCTGGACAGCCGGGAAGATGGTAAATATCACAGCTTACGACTGCCTCTCCCTCATGGATATTCCTTGTTCGCTCGATACCTCGTTCGGTACGATATACAGCTACTGTAAATATATCGAGAGAATGACTGGTGCAGAATTCGGCATGACTCAGGAGGAGTGCGCTTTACTTCCGAACGGAACAGAGTCAGTCGCTCCATATATCGACAATGATATAAATACTTACAGAGACCTTCTGTCATATATAGCTGCTTTCGCTGGTGGTTTTGCTTATGCCGGAAAAGACGGAAAGTTCTATATCAAGAACTTTAAAAGCACTCCTGACTTGACCATACCAAAGAACAGAAGGTTCTCGAAGGCAACATACTCAGACTATACGACTCTCTATGACACGCTCTCCTATACTGATCTGAGAACAGGACAGGAGAACAGAGTCGGATCAGGCGAGTGGACAGAGATAAGGCTTGGTGCGAATCCGTTCATCCAATACGGGAACATCACAACACGACTTCAGAGGCTTGCAAATATCCTCAATGCCTGTGTACCGATGCAATACCAACCTTATAACGTCAGTCTGCTTCCAGCCTTTATCGCTTTGGACTTGGCAGATGTAGTCTCGTTCTCTAATGACTATACGAGTGAGACTTCCACAGGTGCGGTCATGTCTCTGACTTGGACTTATAACAAGTCAGTACAGATACAATGTTTCGGCGAGAATCCTAACTTCACGGCAGTGCAGACTCAGGCAAATAAGAGAATTTCATCCGTTGCTCAGAGTTCAAGCAACAACCAGCTGATATATTATAACTATGCCAATGTCGAGGCTTTTACTTTCGGATCAAACAGAGAAGTACCTGTTGCTCAGTTCAGATTTGTGGCTGCCCAGCTCACTACAGTAAAGATATTCCACGAGTTCATTTTTGATATGAACGTGGATATAAACAACAACAACTCCTATGAGATTCATTATTACTTGGATGGTGACCTGATAGCATACAAGCCTTATGAGAGTGTCAATGCTTTAAGCACTGAAGAAAATCCGATAGACGTTTCCATCTGTCGTGACTTCTTCTATGTTTTGAGAGACGTTGCTCCGAATGTTTTCCACACTTGGGAAGTCAGGATAATCACTCACGGAGTCATCAGTACCACAGTAGATGTTGACCATTGTCATATCACTTTGGAAGGTCAGAAACTCTTTGGCGAGAGTACATTTGATGGATTTATCGCAGTTGAAGATAATCTTGATCTCTACGACTTCGGTTATCCGGCTCTTTCAGATTTCACAGATTCCGCAGAAGTTAAGTTTAACGTTCAGAACGACTACTTACTCACAGAATCAGGTGACTATATCAATACCGATTCAGGCGACAGACTTATTCTTTAAGGGGGAATATATATATGGCAGACAAAAAGATTTCACAGTTGGACTCTACTACATCAGTCAATTCTGATGCAATGTTCCCGTTATCACAGTTAGAGGGTGGAAACCTCAAAACAGTAAAAGGAACTGTTGAGCAGATTGGTGATTATATTGCCAAGGTACAAGACCATTCGACCTTGAATACTTCTTCAAAGAAGATTATTGGTGCAATAAATGAGATATTAGCTGGTTCGATCGAAGGCACTGCGAGCGGTTCTGTCGCTTCCTTTGCAGACGGTGGCGACAATATCCCTGTAAATACATTAACAGCTGAGATAGATGCAAGTGTTAGTGGTTTTACCGAAGTTAAAGTGACACGATGCGGAAAGAATTTTTGGCCATTTGGTGATATTACAGCAAGTGAGAATGATATTCCATTTTCATTAAAGGCAGGCACTTATAATCTTTCAGGTACAAGAAGTGGCACAGGTACGCCATCTATTTCAATCAGGTTTTATTATGCTGATGGTACAAGTACAGTATGTCAGTTGTCAGGTACAAACAGCTATTCAAACTCTGTTAATTTAACCGCTGATGTAGTAAAGATCAACAAATATATTTCTGCCGATAGTCTTGTTAATGTTCAGTTAGAAGCAGGTGATGAAAAAACAACCTATGAGGCATACAAAGGCAATTCATACACAATCGCCCTTGATGAAACATTAACTCAGGGCGGTTCGTTAGAAGTTGTTAGCGGTCTTTTGACGAGGACAGACATGACCACAAAGCAATTAACAGGTGTTTCCATTCCGACAATTTCGGGTTTGAACAACATCTATGCTAATTCGGGTGATGTTGAGGTTACATATTTCACCGATAAGGCGAATGAGATTGCGAAGTTGATTGAAACTTATATGAATCTATAAAGGGAAGGGATATGGCTATGAAGAATAGTGGTTTTAGGCTTAAAGGTCATGTCAAATTGACCTTGACCGATGTGAACACGGGGAAAAAGACCGTCAGAGAAGGTGACAACATCATAACCAATGCCCTTGCGGATATTATGAGATTGAACCTTCTTGGCGGTGTTGATTACTCAAAGATTATGGGTGCGGAAGGGATTTGGAAGAAGTGGTTCGGCGGGATCATGTGTTATTCCGCACCACACGCTAATCTTGATAAAGAAGATTACTTCATGCCGAATAATATCGACAATCCTGTCACAGCTCATGCCGGAATGACTCCAATAGACTCTCCCGACCATGACGATGATCCGACTCAAGGCAGTCCTCTTGGCTCAGGTTATCAGAGATTTGCAGACAGTATGAAAATCACATGGACTTGGGATCAGTTACATGGTAACGGACTCATCTCAGCTCTGTCTCTCTGTCATGCAGATGTAGGCTCGTATGGCAACGGAGTAGAGTCATATCACTTCAAGAATACATTCACACCATTCGAGCAGATACAGTCATCCGATCTCGTAGCTGTTCAACAGACACCGAGGTCGGCTGGTAATGCTTTCGTGGAATACGACCAATATCATGCTCTCTCATTCTTTATCGGAGAAGATGGTTGGTATCAGGCTTCAGCTTCAGTACCTTCACAGGAAGACTTGATATACGATGTCACTGTTTATATCAGAAGATTGCCTTATACCAAGATGGGACTGTTTGATGTTCAGACAGGTAGCAACGAAGATACAGATGTCAGGAAATTCACAGTAAAGACTTCGACAGGCTTCAAGTACAATCCTTCATTCTATTTTGATCCTGAGACAAAGTACCTGTGGCTCTTCCGCAATTCCACATACGCAATCTCCGAGCCTTACGGACAGATACAACCTCCACATACGGAATCAAGAGAGTGGTCAAAGAACACTGTATGGTATTCAGTTATTGACTGTAATGAGGATGTACCAGACGAAGACAGAGAAGTAGACCACGGAACTATCGTCAGTGATGATAATGACCTCACTTTCCTTGAATCTTCCGCAGACGGAAACCTGTCAAACAGGATGTACTATGGAGCAATCGTCATACAAACAAACATCATGAAGGATGGTGACTATGTATATGTCCCGATAGGTAACGGAGTGGATATTTGGGGAGAGGGACATTCCTTCACTCAAGGATTCAAGGGTTTCAAGAAGATAAATATTGCCAATCAGGGAGATCAAGAGACAATCCCATTCGTAGACGATACCGTTCTCGGAACAAGTTATTGCTCTGTCAAACAGGGTGATTTGGCTATGGGATTCGGCTGGGTTATGAATGGCGGTGTCCTTTATCCTTGTTCCCTCACTCCATTCACTAAAGGCGGTGGAGAATGGGCTATGGCTAACTTCATGAGACCATATCCTAACGAACAAGACCAGCCCGTGATTTATATGCCTGTCGGCAACAGAGCGGAGAACAGTGGAGCAATTCAGAGATATATCATGGCTTCGAAGCTGGTCAATACTTCAAAGATAAATATTGATCCTGTTCAGAAGACCGCATCTCATCAGATGACAGTGGAGTACACGATTACAGAAGTACCTCCGTCACCTGAACCTGAAGAGGAGGTCTGATATGGATATGGATATGATAATTCAATTCACACCGGCACAGCTGGTGACGTTTGCTGCTGCACTAATAACGATCGCTTCAGCAGTAACTATTCTTATCAATTTGGTTACCAAACTGAAAGAACCCGAAACTAAGCAAAATGACAGGATATCTCAATGTGAAAATCGCCTTAACAAGATGGATGTTATTCTCGAAAAGTTTCAGGGTTATTTTTCGAACGACGATCGGAGGTTCAAGGAGATCGAAGAAGGAAACAAAATAACTCAGACGGCTTTGCTTGCTCTTTTGAAACACTCAATCAATGGGAATGACACGAAGGCACTGAAAGAAGCGGAGAAGAACCTTGAAGAGTATTTAATTAACAGATAAGGAGGAAAAACTATGAAACTGCCTGACAAAGTATACAACGTGCTCAAATGGGTAATGATACTTGCTGTCCCTCTGGCCACTTTTGTGACGTCTCTCATCGTTGCCATTCAGACAGGAGATATAACAGCCATCATCACGACTATTATCAGTGGCTTAGGAACTCTCGCAGGAGCTATCATCAAGGCTTCCGATGTCGAGTATCGGAAGGAATTGAAGGAGGAACAGAAAAATGCCTAATTACTATAACTGTATTGATGTCTCTGAACATAATGGAGAGATTGATTGGTCTGCTGCTTATGAAAATGGTGTTAGATATGCTTTCATAAGATGCGGATTTGGGCAGGACTTTGAATCTCAGGATGATAAAAAATTTCATATCAACATGGAAAGAGCCTTTGCAGCCGGGGTAAAGGTCGGTGTTTATTTCTATGCTTATGCTTTTGATTACGATACTGCTGTAGGAGAAGCAAAGCATTGTATTCGATTGATAGAGCCCTATAGAGATAAGATATCTTTTCCTGTTTTCTATGATCTTGAAGAGAAAGCTAATCTTAAAAGGCTTAAAGATGTAGTTATGGGTTTTGTAAATACTCTCAACTACTATGGATATAATGTAGGTTGCTATGTGACTACATCATGGTATTCTGAGTTCTTTAGAGATATTGATGTTGAATATATATGGCTTGCTTATCTCGGAAGTACAAAGCCTGAATATTGTGATATATGGCAATACTCATGGACAGAAGATGTTGCCGGAGTTGGTGAATGTGATGCTGATATTCTTTACAACGAAGACATGAAACTGTTAATCAATGGACCCGAACCTCAGCCGGAGCCTTCTCCCGAACCTAAACCCGAACCTCAGAAGGCTGTTGTAGAACTTGATGTCCTTGAAAGATACGACACAGGCTCACTGGTCAATACACTCAAAGCCTTGCTCAAAGAGTTTGAGTATGGTGGCAGTGAGTTAGTTCTTGACGGTGACTTCGACTGGGCGACGGAAGAGGCTGTGAAGAACTTCCAAAAATTACACGACTTGCCTGTTACGGGCATCGTGGATCAGGAGACATGGAAGCTCCTCCTGTTATAACCAAGACTACGGTCTTGCTTTTTCCCTTTGCTCCGTTACCCTCTTCGGAGGGTGATGGAGTTGAAAAGACAATTCTGTTCTGTCCATAAAAAAGAATTACCCCATCGGCTTTTTGGTCGGTGGGGTTTTTTCTTTTGAAAAAAATTTTCAATATAGTATTGACTATAATATTAGTATAGTATATACTATAAGCATCAAAGGAAAGGCAGGACCTAAAAATGAAAAAGTTCGAAATCGGAAAGAACTACGAAATGAGAAGCATCTGCGATACAAATTGCAAATGGATCTACACAGTAACAGCAAGAACAGAGACAACGATCACACTCAAAGACGACCACGGCAAAACAATAAAGAGAAAGATTATCAAGGGATTGAGTGAAATGCTCGGAGCCGAAGCTCTTAAACCATTAGGAAATTACTCAATGGCTCCCACACTTACAGCTTAATAACACCAAAGCCGAGGGAGGCGGCCAAACCTCCCAAAATAAAAACAATACGGAGGACAAGACAATGACAAACTTCACGATCACAGGAGAAAAGAAAGCGGTTAAGGGTGGACTCGTTGACTTTTTGGCAGATGGATATATTGAGAGAGACGGCGAAAAAAT